GTGACTTTGCTGGCGATCGAACGTACCGCCCTGGCGAAAGCCGGCAGTTCGCCAACCTTGAGCGGCGTGATTTCCAGGGCTTCGCCGCCCACCACGAGCGCGGTAGGCACCGGCGGCAAGGCATCAAATCGAGTCTCGGTCATGGCGGCCCCTTAGCTCAATTGCACGATGCGCCCGAACTGGCCGAGTACCGCATCGTATGGTTTCGTTGAATCCGCCAGCAGCGAACCTTCCAGTTCGAATTTGTTGAGGTCGTTCGAGATGATGTCGAACTTTTTGAGAGGATCGAATGCCACTCGGTAGAGTTCGATCAGCACCTTGGCGTTGCCGGCGGCGGTGTTCACCCCTTCCAGACGGAGGAAGCGCTCCGGCAAGGGCTGCGTGAAAATGCCGATCTCGGTCACCGCGCCAAAGGTATAGCTGGCCTTGTAGGGAGCGGTCAGGCCCGTGACATCAAGGAACTGGATGGCGCCGAAATCCACATCCGCCGTGTAATGCGTGCCCAGCGTCAATGTAGCCGGCGTGCCTGCTGAATCGACAATCGACAAGGCCGAGACCTTGGGATGGGCGAGGAAGTAGCGGTCGCCAACCACAGGGGTGGCACCACCAATGGCTTCGTTGGTGACGCTGCCGCCGGTACCGGTTTCGTGGTTGCCGTAGAGGGCGAGCGCGAGGTTTTCTTTGGTGAATTCCTCGATGGTCAGTGCAACGGTGGCGGACTTCTGTTTCACCAGGCGCAGATCGACGGCGCGCTGACCGGTCTGGCTCTCGTAGTGCTCGATCACGTCGGTCTTGAGGGACAGCGACAGATCGGCCACGTTGCCCGGCGTGCGGACATTGATCGGCTCGCCATTGGCGTTGCGTTCGCCGAGATAGACCCGGCCTTGAAAGGATGCGTAGTAGGACATGCTCGATTACTCCTTGGGGGTTGATACGGCCGGGGGTGTGCGGGGAGTACGTGCAGCCGGCACTTCAGGCGCAGGCAGGACGTTGCTGTTCGCCGGGGTGCCAATATCGCGCTCGGTGAGCCAGCGTGCGGTGTGGTCATCCACATCGATGACGTGGCCGGGGGGATAGGCCACGCCACCATGGGTGTGGGTGACCTTGAGTCGTAGCTTGGGCATCTCAGCCTCCTTGAGAAATGTCGGATACGAGGGTTCGGTAGGTGATGCGGTAGATGGCCGGGATGGCGATCGCTTCCACGTCGGCGTCTTCCGCCTGGTAGTCGGCCTCCATCTCGGCCATACTCAGAGCAAGTCCGCCAAACGTGGTGTCGGCCAGCAATGCCGAATGCGCCTTGCACAATAGATCGTCGGCAACGGCATAGCCATCGGTTGGATCGCGGACGTAACTGGTCAGGCGGACCACCAGCTCACGCTCCATCCGGTCGTTGCTGCGCCTGACCGGTGCGTCCGACACGATGGCCAGAACGAGTGCTGGCGTCTGATCACGGGCAATCGCTGTCGTGGGTTGCCGCAACACCGGTGCCGGTGTGACGGCTGTCTGGCAGCAACCCATGACCGCACGGATCAACAATTCCCGCCGCGAGATCATGACAACCTCGTCAGCGTGGCCCGAGCCTCCGAGCCATCACCAACCAGTCGTACCTCACGGACACGATAGGTGGCTCCGCCAATGACGAGTTCGTGACCGGTATCCAGCATCACGTCACTGGCCGGATAGCGAATCGCGTAGTCGGAACTCAAGCCCAGACCATCCAGCACCTCGGTATCGGGGGCGCGAAAGTCGACCAGCACTTCCGCCCCCCCGATCGCCGCCGGCGTTAGCAGCCCGGCCCGTCCTGCGGCCGCATAGAGATCCGTCAGCGAGACCATCACGCCGCTGCGGTCAGTTTCACCAGGACGTTCGGACGATGGCACATCGGAAGCGGGTTGGACTGCGTGTGCAGATCGGTACCTCGCTCGAATTTGCGTGGCTCCTGCTTGGCATACAACGACTGACCGAGGGTATTTACCGTCTCGTTGAAGTCAGCTGGTGCGAAATAGGTCCCGAAGGTGTCGATCGTGCCCAGCGGGAAGGCATGCGCTTCACCGGGTTCAATGAAGTCACGGACGCCGAGCGTGCCATCCGCCTTCACATAGGCCGCTTTGCCCCGATACTCCTCGAAGGTCACCCCGGTATAGGAGAAGCCGGAGCGCATATCGTTGATGAGCATGATGCCCTGCTGCCAGTTGGTGTAAGCGGTCTTGACCTCCTTGTGCGTGGTGAGCGCACGGAAAAAGTCCGGCGAACACAGTACATGAACACCGGTCATGAATTCACCCTGCAACTTGTCCTCGATCTCGGCCAGCACGTCGTAACAATGCCCCTTGATGTCGCTGTTGGCATTGGCCAGGTCGAAGCCGATCGTCGTCTGCGACAGGCCGAACTCGCTGTACAGGTCGTAAATGGTGCTGCCGTCGGCATCGAGGATCTGGCCCTTGAGAGCCCCCATGCGCAGATGCTCCAGGGTGATCGCATGCTTGTTGCGCATGGTCTCCAGGTGCCGCGCCATAACGCCGGAGATGGCTTCCATCTCCGTTTCCGAGCCAAAGGCACGGATGCCCTGGACTTCCTCGGGCAGCACCACATCGTCGTGCGGAATGTGCGGGATGATGAAGGAACGCAGCTTGCGGCTGCCACGCTCACCGACCGTGCCGGGCGAGCCGACCGGACGGGTCGGCAGCAGGTTGAGCTTGCCGGCGTACTCCTCGACGATGATCTGGCGGGTACGCACCGGCTTGGCCGGGAACAGGTTGAGTTGCTCGAGGCGGCCGTAGCGGTTCGGCAGGATGTTGATCGCCGCCGTGAGGCTGGCCATCGAGAAGCCTGGATTGTCGAAAGGGTTCTGCATTTGGGATCTCCAGAGTGATGGGGTTAGGCCGAGTCGCGCACGAGGATGCCGAGCGCTGTCAGTTGGGCTTCGGCAGCAGCCTTCTGCGGTGCGGTGATGCCCGCCGGCCAGATCAGTCCATTGCGGGCGACGATGGCGTGACGGGCGATCAGCAATGCATCCTCACGATCAATAAGCGTGGCATCGGTGTCGGTGGCCAGCACGCCGATGGCGGATTCGGTGCCATCGCTGGCGGCCGGCGCCAGGGCGTGCAGCTTGCCGTCGGCGGTCTTGCGGCCAAGGACGGTGCCGATCGCGAGGTTCTGTCCAGCGGCGACGACTGCCGCTTCACGCGAATACAGGTTGGGCGCCTCGTACTTGAGGACGTCGCCGAGGTTCTTGCTCAGGGTCATGACAGGCATGGCTTACTCCTTGTGAATGAGTTTCTTGACGGCCTGGACGATCGGCGAGGCATCGGGATGAGCGGACGCTCCAGTGCCGGCCTCCGGCGTGATCGTCGAAGCGATGGGTGTGGCATCGGAACGCGCGGCCTTGGCCTCGATCAATGCCTGGCGCACCTCGGCCTCGGTCTTGCCGGCCGCGATGAACTCGGCCGCCTTGTCCGGGACGTTGGCGATCAGGCACAGTTCAGCGATGGCTTGGGCTGACTGGGTCACTTCGCGCCGGGCCTCGGCGACCAGGACGGCGGCAGCATCGACACCGATCGTTTCAGGGACTACTTCGTGGTATTCCATTGCAATCTCCTTGTTGGAAGTCGCCGCCTCGGTTCGAGTCACTGCCCGAGCCTGAGGCGACTTGCGGCTTCGGGAGCTGAGATACAGGGAGAAATCCGTGAGGGCCGAGTCGAGCGTGCCGACGGCATCTGCCAGTCCGGCCGTGATGGCATTACCCCCGAAGAACAGTCCGGCCTCGGTGTTCCGAATGTCGGTGGCGTCAAGTCGGCGCATCGCAGCCACGTGATCGACAAACAAGCCGTAGAGGCGATCGACCTCGGCCTGCAGTTCCGCCTTGGCTTCATCGGTCAATCGCTCGTGAGGTGAGAAGTCGTTCTTGCGGTTGCCGGCGGTTACCGCCGTGTAGCGATAACCTTCGTTGGCATCCTTTACCGACTGGTCGACATGCAGGGCGATCACCCCGATCGAGCCGACGCCGCCGGTTTCGGAGACGATCAGCCGGTTGGCAGCAGCGCCGATGGCATAGGCGGCCGAGTACGCCGAGTCATTGGCGACCGCCCAGACCGGTTTGCTCTGTGAGGCCGCCCGGATGGTGCGCGCCAATTCAAAGCTGCCGGCCGCCTCACCGCCCGGGGAGTCGATGTCGAGCAGGATGCCGCCGACCTGTGGATCGGCGAGTGCCGCCTCGAGCATGGCGGCGATCTCGGTGTAGCTGGTGAGGCCCGAGGCGGCATTGAGTCCAGCAGTTCGCTTGACCAGCGTGCCGTGCACCGGAATCACGGCGATAGTCGGAGCGCTGGCATGCGTCGAACGGGGCGGCGGCACGGCCAGTTCGGCAGCAGGCGCCTGAAGGTTCAAACGCTCGCCGAGGACAGCGAGGATCACATCGAGCTTGGCGCGATGGACGAGCAGCGGCGTCCCGAACAGGCGGGATGCAAGATGAGGCAGCATGGGTTGAACTCCTGCGAGAGATTTACTACACTTGTGGTAACGTATTTATTGAGACTGACTCAGGTGACGCCATGACGACATCGACTTCCATCCGCATCGACCAGAAGCTCTACGACCAGGCGCGCAACGAGGCCTTGACCGAGCATCGGACCATTGCCGGCCAGGTCGAGTACTGGGCCAAGGTGGGCCGTGCTGCCCTGGACAATCCCGATCTACCGGTCAGCTTCATTGCCGAATCGTTGGCCTCGATGGCCGAATCGCGTGAGGACGCCACGCCCTTCGTGCCAAGAAGCCGGCGTGAATGAGCTACGCACTCAAGCAAACCCGCCGCTTCGCCCGGGCCTATAAGAAACTTCACGACAACCTCGCTGCCGATGTCGATGACGCGACGGAAGTCGTAGCTGCCGACCCGACGGTGGGCGAGCACAAGAAAGGCGACCTGGCCGACCTGTTCGTCTACAAATTCCGCAGCCAGAACCAGCTTTACCTGCTCGGCTACACCGTCGATGATGAGGTTCGCCTCGTCTATCTTGAGGCGGTTGGACCTCACGAGAACTTCTACCGCGACCTCAAACGCCAGTAGATTCGGCATCCGCAGGCGCCTCGGCTGAGTTCGCATCCACGGCGTGCCCCGCTTCCACGGGCGCACCCTTGTCGTGCCGTGGATCCGAATCGAAAACCAGACCGAGGGCTTCGGCCCGTGCGTTATCTGCCGCGATCTCACGATCGACATCCTCGGCGTCGTAGCCGTAGGCCGATATAGCTTCCGAACGGCTCATGAGACCGGCACGGATGGCCAGCTTCAGGGCATTGAATTCCTTCTGCGGATCGACCCACTGCCAGCCCTGGGGAATCCACTTGACGGTTTGATACTCGCGACGACGGCGGCTGTAGCCCGGCAACGCCAGCGCACCTTCGAGTACGGCTTGATCCATCCACGCCCGCCAGATCGGCCGGCATAGCTGATGCACGATCACGCCATGCTGGATCGCTTCGCAGCGGCGACGAAATTCCAGCAGCCCGGCCCGTATCGACGAGTAATTCACCTGTGTGAGATCGCCGGTCAGCATCTCGTAGGTAATGCCCATCGCGGCGGCCACGGCGCGGAACTGCTGGCGCATGAACTCGGCATAGGAACTGCCCACATCCGCCGGTGCCGAGAACTTGATGTCCTCTCCTGGTTCCAGGATCTGTAAGGTGCCAGGTTCCAACCCGGCCAGGGCCACGCCATTGGCGTCGGCCGAGCCTTCCCCTAGCAGGTTGTCTTCGGGGGTGAGACGGGTGATGAAACCGGCGAACATGGCTGCCGTCTTCTTCCGCACCAGTTCGGCATCGTCGTACTGGTCGAGTTCGTTGAGTTTGACCAGGGCACGCGCGAGCCAGGGCTCGCCACGAATCTGGCCAGGACGCAGCGGCCGGAACAGATGAATCACCTCTTCAGCCGGCACCCGCACTGTGTCGGTACCACCTGCACCGGACATCGGTGCCAAGCCACCATCGTTGGGATGCGAGCGGTACAGGTGGTAGGCCACCCGCCGACCCAAGCGGTCGAACTCGATGCCGGCACGGATCACATTGCCGTTGGCTAGTTCTCGGTTCATCGCCAGCGGCAGATGCTCGGCTTCCAGTACCTGAATCTGCAGCGCCACCGGCAGGCCATCCTCGGGACGCCGCCAGCGCAGGCGAATGATCGCTTCCCCGCCTTCGAGCATCGCCCGGGTGGCCAGGGCTTGCAGCCCGTAGAAGTCGGTCAGGCCATTGGCGTCGGCAAACTCGCACCAGTCCCACCACAGGCGCTGAATGGCTTCACGCTGGGCGGGATCCGCCACCAGGCTTTGCGGCTTGATGCCGGTGCCGATGCAGTTCGCCACGAAGGCTTCGACACCAGCCGCTGCCCAGGCATTGCGCCGAACCAGATCGCGGCTCTTGGCGCGCAGGTTGTCCTGGGTGAAGGCCAGCGCGGCGACCGCCCCCGGATTCGATACCGCCCAGGCCAAGGTACGCCGCCCGCTGCCGGCACCGTCGTAGATCGCCGACGTGGGATTGCCGCCGAACAAGCGACGCCGGATTGTCTTAAACATGCCCATCAGAATCCCTTGCCCGTGACGACGCGAATCTGCCGGGCCGGCGGCGGAATCAGACCGGTGTTCGCGGCTTGTTCGGCCAGCCCGCGTTCCACCGCCCGGATCGCTTCCTTGAGTTCATCGACCGAGCGATATTCGACGGTCTTGTCGCCGAAGGTGACGCGCTTCTCGCCCTTGGCCAGCGCCGCTTCCAGCAGGGTCAGTTGTTCTTCCGTATAGGCCATAGATTTATCCCACCTTGAGCGCGGTGATCATCGTTGCGTTGTTGCCGCTGCCATTGGCGGTCAGGGCCGCCTTCATGCGGCTGTTGGTGTTGCCGGCCGAGGTCGCGCACTGGCACTTGACCGTGGTGGTCGTCGCCAGGGTGATCAGCGCGTTGAGACCCAGGGTCACGCCCGCGCCATTGGCCGAGGCGTGGTACATCTGCGTCGAGGCGTAGTGCACCGTCCCGGTCGTCAGCCGACCGTAGATGGTTTCGGCTGTGGTGGCGGCGCGCACCTGAGTGATCGTCGTAGCCACCAGCCAGGTACCAGCCGCCAGCGACACGGCAGGACCGTCGTACCACTGGTTGCTCGTTGTCAGGCTGACATCCGCCGCCAGGGCAGCGGTGGCCGAAGACAGTGCACCGCCACCACTGGCGGACAGATCGACCCATTGCGTGCCGTCGCACCAATAGGGCTTGTTGTCCGAAGCAAGGCGCGCGATGACGCCCGCCAGGAACACCGAGGGTGCCGGCAGCACGGTGACGACCGGCACCGCCCGATAGGCGAGATCCTTCATGCCTTAGCCCATCACCACGACACGGTAGGCGTTGCTGGCAGGTGCGGCGGCGAAGTTCAGGCGAGCCGTGTTGGCGGTGGGCAAGCTCACATCGCAGGTCACCTGCTCATAGTTGCCGGAAGCCTGATAGACCTGGACCACCACATCGCGCGTGGCGAAGTTGTGATTGACGTCGAACTGGGTGCTGCTGCCATCACCGATGGTCGCCTGCGCCCGGCGCGTCTTGTTGGCCCAGGCATTCAGTTTCAGTGGCGTGACGATGCGCTGATCGTCGGTACCGGCATCCGTCTCGGCCTGCGTGGCGATCTCGGCGATACCGGAACTGGTTTCCGAGGCAGCACCGATCGCCG